GCAGCCGCCACAGGCAGGCGGCCGAACTTATAATCCACCACTAAAGCTTTGAAATCTCTAACTGCGACCATGTCCGGCTTTCCAGAAAACAGGCGGTCTACTCGCTCAAACACCCGACTTTCCCGCCAAACAAGAGCATAACGAATTTCCTCACCAAGATATTTCTTGCACAGGGCGTTTTCCATCTCGCGGCACCAGGCCACGGCTTCGGCATCCTCCGGATTTTCCGGCGTCGTTCCATGTTCCATGCAGGCGTGCAGCATCGTGCCCAGGGCGGCGTCCTCGCTCTCATCGTCCACGGGACACTTCTTCTCCGCCTGCCAGGACCCGGGGCAGAGGAAAAGCCGCTGCATCCCGCTCGCGCTGGGCCGCCCCTGCCGTTCGTCTTTGACCATTTCCATTGCGTCCATCATCGTCAACAGGTCAGGGGTTAATGCTCAAAAGAACCAAAGGAAGGCACATCCTCCGGCACATCCAGACCGGGAATACCGTCTACCGGCGCCGGAGCGGTTGCAGGCGGCGGGGCCTGCACCGTCCTGGCAGACGCCTTGGAAGCGGGAGCAGACGCAGGAGTCTTCGGCAGGGCAGGTTCCCTGGCGGGCTGGTCGTCATCCGGGAACACATCCTTCACCCGAACCATCCCGTCGGCAATACTGTTAAACACCTTACCCAGCTTCACTACCTCCGGCATGGTCGTCTCCTCCAATTTGTGCCCCAAATTCGCCTCCAGCATCGCGCGGGAAACGCCGTACTCCCGGAACTTCGCCTCCAAAGATCGGATAATATCCGCCAGAGGCCGGGAATCGCCATTCTCCAGCGTCTTCTTCGTCACTGCCAAAGCCTCCTCCGTCAGCCACCCGGGAAGAACCTGTAAAATGCAGGCGCGGATGCGGCGTGAAGCCATATTGGCACAAAGCTCGTAAATATCGCGCTCACTATCCAGCGGCACCCGCAACATCTTCCCCGTCTTCTTCCCTCTGGCATCAGTTTCAGCTTTATCTCGGGTATGAGGAACCGAAAAGGAAATCTCTCTCCTCACGTTGGTCTCCTTGTCAAAACAAAACGCCACACACTCGGAAACCATGCAGCCCTTGCCGTCCGCTCCCTTTGGATCCCAGTGCCGGGCAACCTCCTTCCATCCGGCCTCCGCATTCCCCCAGGCCCCGATCAGCGCCTCCGCCAACCGGATGCTGGGGCCCTCCACCGTCGTTCCCCCGCGGGGAAAAGCATACGTGGCGGACTGCGCCAGCGTCAGCCGGGAACAAGCCTGGTTCATGCGGGCCGTCACTTCGGCCAAATCCCGCGGAAACTGCTTGGCAATCCAAATGGAGGCCAGCACGGAAGTAACG